CTTGAACAATGTGATGTCTGGTCTGAAGTTGTCCGTGTGCATAAGGACTGTTTCTTCGTCTGCTCTTGGCCTTTGGGTAATTGTTAATTTTTTAGTTGCCACATCAAAATGGAATTGTATAAAACTGCCGAACAACTTACCTACTAATTCTTGATAAGATGCAAAAGCATAGTAGGTTGCTAATCCGCCTGTTGCTCCTGCTCTTAGCAAGTATGTGTTTGTATATGCTAAGTTGAAAGGTTCAAATAGTGTTCCACCTTCACCGCCCTCAGTTCTTGATCCAACTGTTCTTCTGTGTAAACTTCTAACATTTATTACTTCGTCTGGTAAGATGTATGTGTTTTGATTTTTCTTAAGTTCTAAAAAAGCATAAGATTCTTCCACAGCATTTGAAGATCGCTGTCTAAATTTGTTGACTGCTCTTTCTAGGGCCGTTTGGTAGTGTTTTGGGTCTAATTCTACGTCAATCATTCCCTCACCGAGATTGTTCTTGACGTAATCAAATATTTCTTGTTGGCCTGTTTGTAGTTCTGACATACTCATATTTATAGCCTTTGCCTATGCAATAAATATGTGTGATATGCCAAGATTATCCATTTTTAAGCCTGAAAAGGGCAACGACTACAAATTCTTCGATCGTAACATCAAAGAGATGTTCACGGTGGGCGGAACTGACCTACACTTCCACAAATATCTAGGTCCTTATGATCAGGGAGACACTAACAAGGATGGTGCCGCATCACCCACACTACCACAGTATTCTGGAGATAGTTTAAACGAGAGAACTATACAAGATCTTTTATTCTTAGAAAACAGAGATAGAAAATATGCTGACGACATTTATATAGTGCGAGGTATCTACAACGTACAAGACGCAGATTTTAACCTTTCGCAATTTGGTATGTTTTTACAGAACGACACACTGTTTTTAACTGTGCATTTGAACGACATTGTTGAGAGGATTGGACGTAAACCAATGTCAGGAGATGTGGTGGAGTTTCCGCATTTAAAAGAAGATTATTCACTAGACGAAAGTGTTCCAATAGCACTAAAAAGATATTATGTTATAGAGGATGTAAACAGAGCGGCAGAAGGATTTTCGCAGACATGGTGGCCGCACTTGTTACGTCTCAAGTTGAAAACATTAGTAGATAGCCAAGAGTTCAGAGACATTATCGGAGATGCCACAACTGAAGGATCTGTTGCAAATTATATGTCAACTTATAACAGAGAAAAAACAATCAATGATCAAGTGGTTGCTCAAGCAGAACAAGATGCTCCTAAGTCTGGTTTTAACTACAAACAATATTATGTTGCACCAATAGACGAAAGAGGAAACATCAGGACAGAAAATATTAACACAGAAGAACAAAGAGCTAGTAGTGATAACACTGTAAATGCAACTATAGATACACCTGCAAGTTCACATTATGGATTCTATTTAGATGGTGATGGCGTTGCACCAAACGGCAATCCCGCAGGTTTTGGTATATCTTTCCCAACTTCTGGAATAGATAAAGGAGATTATTTCTTAAGGACGGACTTCTTGCCAAACAGGTTATTTCGTTATGATGGTAACAGATGGGTGAAGGTTGAAGACTCTGTAAGGATAACTACAACGAACAATGATACTAGAGCAACATACAAAACATCATTTGTTAACAATACTTCAGAGGCAACAATAAACGGACTTACAACTAAACAAAGACAGTCATTATCCGATGCACTAAAACCAAAGGCTGACAATTAATGTTACATTTTTACGAGGGACAGGTAAGGAAATTTTTAACTCAGTTCATTAGAATATTGAGTAATTTTTCTGTGGAAACAGGAAGAGGCAAAGACGACTCAATAAGTTTAAGAGCAGTTCCTGTGGTGTATGGAGATCCTACAAGGCAGGTTGCAAACATTATAAGAAATAATAGCGAGAACGCACTGAATTATGCACCTAAAATTGCCTGCTATGTGAGAGAATTAAATTATGATAGGGATAGAATGCAAAATCCATATCATATTGAAAAACAACATTTAAGAGAACGAGATGTAGACTCCGACGGAAATTACACCAACCAATTGGGTGCTGGATATACTGTTGAAAAGGTAATGCCATCTCCTTTCAGATTAGAGGTCACAGCAGATATTTTTTCATCGAACACTGATCAAAAATTACAAATATTAGAACAAATTTTATATTTGTTCAACCCTGATTTTGAAATACAGAAAACGGACAATTATATAGATTGGACTAGTTTGAGTTACGTAGAATTGACAGGCATCACTTTCAGTAGTAGGACGATTCCCGTTGGAGCAGAATCAGAAATTGACGTGGCCACAATGAATTTCAGTATGCCCATTTGGTTGTCTCCACCTGTTAAAGTAAAGAAATTAGGAGTTGTACAGAAAATTATCATGAGTATATACGACGACGACGGTGGCATCACTAAAGGCTTGATAGATGGAGAACTGACTTCAAGAAGTTACATCACACCAAACAATTTTGGGTTGTTAGTGACTGGAAATCAATTGAGATTGCTAGGAACAACAGGAGTAAGTGTAAAATCAGGAGGCGATGGGTTTCATTCAGGTGCTAACGAACCAAACAACTTTGATCCTTTTGAAACGTTTGGCCCTGCAGTCAACTGGAAAGTTCTACTAGATCAATATGGCAAGGTTACTAACGGGACCTCACAGATAAGATTGACACAGCCTAATGGCAATGAAATAGTTGGCACTATTGCCACTACTAGTTTAGATGACACAATATTATTGTACACCATTGACGATGACACCATCCCGAATAACACACTGACCGCAGTAAAAAAAATAATAAATCCAGCAACTTTCGATCCAGGCATACCAACGGATGGAGATAGATATCTCATCATTAACGATGTGGGAGACAGCACCGCTAGTTTTACCAGTTCTACCTGGGGTGCTCTTATAGCCAATGTCGGAGACATCATAGAATACAGTTCGGCACAGAGCAAATATTTGAAAGTTTTTGACGCATCAAATCCAGATTCCACGCAACACTATGTTACCAATTCGAACACTGGAATACAGTACAGATTCAACGGCACAGAATGGGTCAAGTCTTACGAGGGCATATACACACAAGGCAATTGGAGCATTGTGTTAGACGGCGGATTTGTAGCAAATGATGATGCTTCCGGACAAGATGCAACTACGCCTTGATAATTGCATAAATTTTTGTTATAATAAAGCATGAAAGAAAATATAATTTGTTCAGGTGCCTTGTTCTATTCTACCAGCACGAAACGTTTTTTGTTCCTACAAAGGACTGACAAAAAGACTCAAGGTATGTGGGGACTTGTTGGAGGCCAAGCAAAGTATTCTGAAAGTGCCTTTGAAGGACTGAAAAGAGAGATAGAAGAAGAAATAGGTAAGCCACCTAAATTTAAAAAAGTAATTCCGTTGGAGATGTTCACCTCAAATGATTCAAAATTTTACTTTCACACATATGTTATAGCAGTTGAATCTGAATTCATACCCAACCTCAATGGAGAACATTCTGGATATTGTTGGACTGCTTTTGAATGTTGGCCGAAAAATCTACATCTAGGACTTAAGAACACACTCAACAACAAGGCAATCAAGGGTAAACTGCAAACTATCTTAGATCTTATCACCTAAAAAAAAAGGCGACCCTAAAGCCGCCTTTTGTTTCTACTAAAAAGTATGAATATTTATTAGTTGTTTGTTCTCACTGCACAATTTACCAATTTGATTCCTGCGTCAGTTGAACTTTCTAATGCTCTACCGATAACATGGAATGGTGAAATTGTTTCGCCTGTAGCGGCCGCTCTTGCACAACCTTTTACTGATGAACTAACTAATCTTTGACCTTTAGTCACTTCACCTGTTACTCTGACCGGTGTTCTTCCTGTCATTGCAACGAAAGGATGTGAATCACTGTTACCTGCCGCGGCGTTCATGGCATATGCTGGTTGATCAGAAATTACACCAAAAACGTTGTCAGATAATTCTGATGTTGTTTCCGTGATCTCTGCTGATCCACCTACTTCTACCACTGCACCTGTTGCCATAGGAGCGTCTGCTTCGAAACGCTCGGCAACGTCCGCGTACTGGGCCGATGTTGCTAGGGCGTGTACTACATTGGCCCTAATGTCCACTAGGCTGGCTGTGCCTGATGGTCCTTCTGTGGCTCCTTCTGCTCTTCTAAAAGCAGTAAAGGCACCACCCGAATTACCGTGGATAGTTGTTCCATCATCTGCAAACGATTCATCCCATGCCCAAAGTAATGGCATTTCAGTTGCTGTTGAACCTTCACCTCTGTTTATCTGTAAACCTGAAACAGTAGGCATACCTGAGTTTGCCGATACGTTTCTGTTCACTTCAATTAAGGCATCCTCTACAGATAGTGTTGTAGTGTTAATGATTGTTTCAGTACCGTCAACAGTCAAGTTACCGCCAACTCTTAAGTTGTTAGTCACTACTGTTTCACCAGTTGCTGTGATCGTACAAAGTCCTGAAGATGCAATGGTTAAGTTTGTACCATTACCCTCGATCTTCTCACCATCATCACCAAATACTAATCCAACGTTGTTAGGCAAGTTGACGTCAGCTGTTGCTGTCAAGTTGATGTCCGCACCTGAGTTCACTGTCAAGTCTGTGTCGTTGGACTCGATCTTTTCACTTGCGTTTGCATCAAATACTATACCTACGTTTTGTGGAATGTGTACGTCTGATGTTGCTGAAAGGTTTATTTTTGCACCACCACTTATGGTCAAATCTGTGTCGTTAGATTCGATCTTCTCTGATCCGTTGGCGTCAAATACTATACCTACGTTTTGTGGAATATGTACATCTGATGTTGCTGTTAAGTTAATTTTAGCACCTGATGTTACTGTAAGGTCTGTACTGTCACCTTCAATTTTCTCACCAGTTCCAAATGTTATACCAACGTTTGCTGGTACTACTACATCTGTTGTTGCTGTAAGGTTGATTGCACCACCTGAAGTCACTGTAAGGTCTGTACTGTCACCTTCAATTTTCTCACCAGTTCCAAATGTCAAACCTATGTTGGCAGGTATTACTACGTCCGAACCCGCTGTAAGGTTTATTGCACCTGTTCCCTTTGCCGCTAAAGTAAGCCCAATGTTAGTATCACCACCTGTTGCTGTTAGTGATGGTGGGTTACTTGTCGCCGCGTTTGTTACGTCAATCTGGTTTACTGCTGAACTTGTTGTTTGGAATATTAGTAATTCCGCTCCGTTGGCATCTGCTATAAACCCTGCGTCTGCAAACTTAGGTGCAGTCAGTGTTTTATTGGTCAAAGTCTGCGTACCATCGTCGCTGTACGTTTTAGTTACTACGTCACCGTCTGCCGATGGCGCCGAAGTTGCTAGACCTGTTATCTTATTGGTTGAAGCCGATAGTGTAATATCACCTACTTCTAAACCGTTGTTAACTCTAAAGTTACGTGTTGTCATGGTTCCATATCTCCCGCATGATTATTGTTATTAAGTGTTGTATTTATGCTGTTTTAGGTTATTATTCTGCTAGACAGTTGATTCTGTATGCGTTCACAGTAGTTGATCCACCTGATGTTGATGCTACGCTCAATTGTAAACTGTTGTCAGCATCTGCCTTGAATGCCGCCGTAAAATTTAATTGTGTAGTACCCTTTGTTGAAACAAAAGGACCTTGTGACACTGATGCCTCTCCTGGCGCACCTGCACAATAAACTTCTTGCACACTGTAGGCACCTTCTGAGCTGTTAGCACCCACCACATAGTAGACTGCCGCTGTGGCATCATCCAGGTCAAAGTCATCGAATGCTGTTGCACTCGAGCTTACGGTAGTTGCGGCTATAATTTTTTGATTTGCATTTGCCACTGCCGACATTGAGTCTGCCAACAATGTTTTGTGTATCTTTAGTGACAAGTTTGGCTCATTTCCTGCCGCTGACACCACAACGTTGCTTCCACTTATGGCCGCTGACAACACAATTTTTTGGTTACTGCCAGTGTTGACGTCACCATACTGTGTTATAAATGCGTCAGATCCATTGTGGACCACTAGTGCTTCAACAACTCCTGTTTCCGTTTTGCTGTCATTGTCGACCAATATTACGTATTTTGCCGCTCTAAATGATGCATGAGCAAAAGTATCTATGCTTTCCGAAGCCGAATCAACATCTGTGTTTGAAGTGGTTACAGTTACACCTGATGTTGCGTCTGAGGTGTTCGCTCTAGATAACGGAATCTTGTAATAACTTAATTTAGAATCTGCACTTGGTGCCGTTACTTTAACTCTCACTTGGTCACTTGAAATGTCAGCTG